AATACACGGATGTGCGGTTAAACCCATTTTCGATATCGCCATAAAATTCTCAGATATTCGAGATCTAAAAAATACCCCACAAAAAAATTCACAGATAGTTACAATGTGGAGATCATTGAACGAGTGAAGAATTTCTTCGAGGTACCACCCAAGCACAATCTCAAAGTTGGCGATTTGGTGACATGCACGTGCCATGGTGGTGTGGCGATTATACTAGAACTATATGACAACCCGAAAGAAGTAGAGTATCCAAAAATGAACATGGCAAAGATATGGTGGATTAACCGAGCATACAAAACGCAGTCTAGATCATGGATGCATACAATTGCTAGATTAAACAAGTACGGAGAACATTGGCCAGAGTAGTTATAACAGCATGCCATTTGATAAGTTATATGTTAAGATTACATGTATAGTGTGTAAGGGGACGAGGCTATTCGAACACAGTGGCCATCATGACCCCACGGACCCCTACAAGTGGAAGAGTTGCCTCTACTGCGATTATGAAGGACTGCAGCTTATCGAGGCCTCTGATAGCACAATTGTACGTTACTTCGAAGAAATGAAGGAATCTAAGCGCGCCCCGCTGCTATTAATGCTGCATGAATTCGAAGAATAGTTCTACAGCATTGCGCAAAATAACATCCCTATTCACAGAGAGCATGCTATTTATATGTATGAACATGCTTTTGACATATCCACCCGGCTATGCGCCCCTTAGTGAAGCGCTGACGAAGACCGACAAGGAAGAAATCAAACGAATGATTTCGAAGGAGCTTGATAAATCTTTAAAGTCTGAACTTAAGAAAGTACTTGAAGAGGAGTTGGCCCAAGCATTACGGTCCAAGGCGTCAAAGGAAGAGATCGGGGATATTACGAAAATGGTCCTTAAAAAGCTTTATAAGGATCTTTCTTACCACCACCCATACGTTATCGATAGAATTAAAATATAATCATATATAATGTATGGATTATATTACATTATCCTCCGGTGATATTGTTGTTGATTCTCTGACCAAAGAAACAGGATTGTTGGTGATGCGCTTTGATGTGATGGCGGCCCATAATGAGCGTACGCGCTATCCTGTATGGGCTTGGGATATTTTGTGGGCTGGTTCTAAACTGTTAGGCGAGAGCCATCGTCGTTCGGCATATACCGAAGAAGGTTTGCTTAATATGATTCGTGATGGTACTTTTTTACATTTCAAAAATATTTAGGATGTGGACCTCGAAAAGTTACGAGTTAGGGCGAAGTATATTAACTTTTCTGTTGGGGATATTATAATCGACTTAATGACGAGGAATGTTGGTATTTTGTTGAGGAAAGAGCAACGAATCGATTGGTACCGTCGTACTGACCATATATGTGTGTGGGAAATTGTTTGGACAAATATATCGAATGAACCTTTTGATGTTTCAAATGCGCGATATATGGAAGAAGAAGGCCTTAAAATGTCTATAGTTGCTGGAATGTATGAGTGGCATTGTATCAAAGATAGCCTGTTTATGTCTATTAAAAGAAAAAATTTAGGAAAAAATAGTTGAAAAAAATTTCGCTCAAAAATAAACAAATTTATAAAATTGAAACCCGCGCGTGGCTGCCCGGCGACTTGGTCAAAATAAAATCTTCTACTTGGTCGGGGCGCGCCCATTCATCTATAGGCTTTGTAATTCACGAAACCAATGACATGAATTTAAAGTTATTTCCCGCGGTCGTGGTCTATGATATTCACCTTAAAGAGTCGAGAGAGTTTTATCTATACGATTTGGAATTAATCTCTGCAGCAATGTAGTTACTATGTGAGAAAATTACTCGCTAGCATAAGTCGAACGTTCTTTATTCTTTGCGTGGCGGCATTTATAGCAAATATTGGATTATTAATATTCGCACATTGGCTTCCCTCCTCACAAGAAAGCTTCGAATTACAAAGTTTATCTCTTATTAACATGATTTTATTAAGTTTCGTCCTATTAAAGGACGCAAAGCCAAAATCGAAGTAGTTATTATAGAATGTTTTATAAAATATGGCCTTTTTTAATAACTCTCTCCATATTTGCAGCCTGCTATACTGACTACGCAATTGTCAAGCCCGGCGAAAAAGAATATGTCTATATTACCGAAACCGAAACCGTCACAGAAACAGTAACCGAGACAGTAACTGAAACCGTAGAAGTTGAGGTGGAAGTCCCAGTAGAGGTGGAAGTAGAAGTACCTGTATACATTGAAGTTGAGGTTGAGGGTGACCCAGGCGAAGTGTGGGTAGACTCTTTCACCCAACCCAACACGTTTGATGGGGTCGATATCATTTGGGTTATCGATACGTCGGGTTCAATGTATCGCTATGATCCTCAATTGATGGCCGGTATCGAAACAATGCTCGGTGCATTACCTGTTAGCGATTGGAGACTAGTGATGATATCCAGCGATCCGTCGGACGCCGTTGTTGAAACTCAATTCCCCTTGGTTCCTGGTGACGATATTGATGACGCCACCGATATGTATGCAGCAATGGGTCGCGGAGGAATGGAAGAAGGGTTCGATGCCGTACACGATTATATCATATCTAACCCATATGCAGCCACGTGGATGCGTTCAGATGCCGCATTGCTCGTAGTCTTTGTTTCGGACGAAGAAGAACAGAGCAGGACGTTTACAGCTGTTTCTGATTTTACTGGTTGGTATAGCTCTCTCCGTATGGGTTCCGTCTTTCTTTCTAGCATTGTTAATCACGATTCGGCTGAGTCTGTTTGTACGTGGACAGTAATGGCTAGAGACGTGGGATTACGATATATGGACGCTACTGCCGTCTTTGGTGGGGTGGTAGTAGATATATGCGAAGAAGATTGGTCGCCCGGGGTCACTGATGCCGCCGTTTCAGTAACACCGCGCGAATCCATCACGCTAACCCACGAACCTATTGTAGACTCTATTAGAGTATTCATTGACGGGGCACTAGACTATGCATGGGGATACTCGCCTACTGATATGACCATATATTTTACGACGGTCCCACCCCCAGGTTCATTAGTGGAAGTGGGCTATAGATATCTTACAACCAGCACGGATACCGGGAGTTCTGACACCGGTGCTTAAGCTTCTAACTATGCTCCTTTTGCTAGTTGGTGGCCCGGCAATAGCGACCGCCTATGCGCCTCCTCTTCCTATAGAACAAATTAGTGCTAAATCGACCTTTATTGAAAAACATGTACGCCAAGCAGCCGTTAGGATTACGGTTCCGTTTACAGGTGGCCATGGATCTGGATCATATATAAAATATAAAGACCTTCACCTTGTTATAACCGCTCAGCACGTGGTATCCGGGCGTCTTGGGGCGTCTTATCTTGTTTCTCACAAAGAAGAATCTCATATTGGCACACTAATTTATACTGATGAAGCGAATGATATTGGAATTTTATATGTTAGTAATCCATTTCGCTTAATAGAACCAATGAAATTCAATCCTTTAAAGGATGTTGCGGATGTGGGCACCGAGATAATATATTCTGGGTATCCATCACACCACAAACTTATGTCGTTTATCGGGAGAGTAGCAGGCCATGAGACTCTTGGGGACGAAATGCCTGGAAAACATATTATTTTGCAAACTTATGGGTGGTTTGGGTGCTCAGGATCGTTGATCTACAATACACAAGGACAGCAAATAGGGGTACTATATGGGGTTGATATCGAATATTATCCCAATATTCAAGTACAAGAGAACATGATCTGGGTTGTACCAATAAATAATCTTAAAATTGATGAGGCCCTAAAGGCATTTTGTTTGGGATATCAAGGAAAAACACTAAAAGCTTGCAAATGAAATACACATGGGACGGCTTTCTCACCGAAAAAGAGTTAAAAACAGTTGGAGTTGTTGCTTGTCTGAATGATCAACAGCAATTTTTAATCATCCGGCGCGCACCAATAGACGAACGAGGGGGTTCGTGGACTATGCCAGGGGGCCATATTGATGATAATGATAGTTCAATTGAGGCTGGAGCAGTGAGAGAATTGCAGGAAGAGGCAAATTTAAGCTGTTCTGCAGCAGATTTGGTGTATCTGGGTAAGCCTGC